CCATCATCTCTAAAATCCATTTCCATGCCTTTTAGATTCATCATACCGCCTTCTGCTTTAGTTTCACGTTCCGTGCTTCTGTAATATTTAACAAATTCTCTATGTTTTGGATGCATTTCTGCAGCGTCAGGATTTTGTTCAAATATTCTTTTCCAACCTCTGTATTGTGGATCATTCTCTACATCTGACATACCACCGTCAGCTCTAAATGCTATTGGCACGTTACCTCTTGCTCCTCTTCTTCTGTATTCTTCTACATCAAATCCTGTGTTGTCATCAAAGCCATCACCGTCTTCATCTTCGTATCCTTTACCTGCTAATGCACCTGCAAGTAATCCACCACCTACAGATAGCCCAGCTAATTTACCAATCCCTGCTCCAGCTATTTTTTTCTTTATTGCATCAAAACCAAACTTTTTAGCAAAACCACTTAAACCACCACTTAATCCACTAAATCCACCTAGCCCACCAAACATTAATGCACCAAGACCTATTTTACCAACAGGACTTTTAACAATTTTTTTAACAGCTCTTGTTGCTTTCTTAACAAGTTTACCTAGGAAATACATTTGTCTTCCTGATTCAAGATCCATAATCCCACCAGTGTAACCACCATCCTCGTATGGTACACGTCCACCATCTTTTCTAAATGCAAGAGCTAATTGAAATGGATCTTCTTCCTCTGAATCTTTATCATCTTTTGGTGGTTGAACAATTGGAAGAATGGGTTGTTGACCTCCACCATCTCCATCAGTTCTTGGTGTAAATTTTTTTCTTATTGGATCATAAATCATATTATTTGCCAACGCATATCTGTTTGGTTCAAAGTCTCTCATCATATCTGTTGTAGATGTTTTAGATAAATCTAAACCCGCAGCTTTGTCATACAAATCTGCAAGCTCTGTCATCTTACCTTCGTAAGGAGTTTTGTTCATGAAAGCACTACCCAATAAATTACCTAAACCTGCTGCGCCTTGAACAGCAAGTGATGGTGAATCTGTTGTTATCTTACTAAAAAAATCTGGTTGATATCCGTATTTTTCTTGTGCGCTTCCTTCTTTAGGAGAATACTTTTCAAACTCTGCAGCAATAAGATCTCCTGTATTACCAAACGTGCTACCACCTAACACTGCTTCTTTTACTAAATCACCATAACTAGCAGTTGGCATATTCATTTCCATTTCTTTAATACTTCTAGTTAGATTAATATCAGGATCTACTGTTTTTAAACCTGATCTAATTTTTTTATCAATTCTATCTTGAATAGATTTTTGTTTTTTCTTTCTAGCATCGTAGTTATATTTTTCTATAAACCCAACTTTACCATCTTTGTTTAAGTCTTCTGGAGCAAAACCTACATCCTCTTCATCGTCTTCAAATAATCCAGGTAATACTTCTAAATCTTTAAGTGCTGTAGTTTTTTTCTGTTTAGCTTTACGTTCTTTCTCTCTTTGATTAAAAGTTTCTGTAGCTTTTTGTGCTACTTCTCTTTTTCTTGCTGCTTCTCTTCTAGCTGCAGCTTCTCTCGATCTATTAATTTGTGCAGCTCTTTCTCTTCTATCAGCTGCTACATCTCTTCCTTGATTTATGTCACCACCAATAGTTGTTCTACCTTGATCATCTCTTCCAACATCTCTACCTGTTCCTTCTTCAGAGTAAGATCCTCCACCACCAGGTCCAAAATCTCCTTGTAAAGATGGTATACCACCAGGTCCTCTATTTGGTTTACCTTTTAGTGATCCGTGTAAATTTTTCTTTATTAATAATTTTTTTTCTGCATCTGTAATATATGCAAGATGCGCTGTTGGGTGTGTTGGCGATGACTTTGCAGTCTTAGGAACAGTCACCATTTTAGATGGTTTATAATTTTTAACACCAGCTTGTGTTACCGGTCCACCTTTTTTCATCATAATTTGTTTAGCTTGTTGTGCGTCTGTGATAGCCATTATAAATCTCCTGCCCCTGCACCCATATCAATATCTACTACTTTGATTTCGACATCTCTTCTAATATGCTCTTTTTTTGTTTCTGTTGTTGGGTCGTCTATATCTATTTGTGCTTCTGCATCAGAGTTATATTCAACACCTGTTTGAGTATTTGTTAATGTTACAATACATTCTGGTGTAATAACAGCAGTCTTTTTGCCATTTATTATCTCGTATCGCACACTTGCTTCTGTTTCTTTAAAAGACATTATATTTGATCCGTTGGTTGTGTTCTTAAAATCTGTAATAATGAAGCTGTCATTTTAATTTTATCTGCTGTAGCACACTGCATTTTTAATTTATCTCCAGCTTCCAATACTATAATATTATTAAACGTAAGTAAATCAACACCTTCATTAGCATTTATACTGGCTACTTTGTACTCAAAATCAGTAGAACTAGAGGCATCAAACACTTTTACTGTCACATCTAGTGCACCGCTGTGTGTATTAAATAACTTTACAGTCTTAATAAGACTAGCTGTAGCTGTTGGAGATTCATACATATCTACATCTGATCCTGCAGCATTTAATAGTTTTTGTACGTTTTTATATATATTTGCCATTATGAAAAGAAGAAACTAAATCGTTCTTTTTCCTCCTCATTGTCTGTTAAATAAGTAGAGTTTAATTGTTCTATGATAGAATTTAATGCTCTATTAATTTGTCTTTGATTATCTTCACTATATTCTTTTTTAGGTTCTGGTAATCTTACTACTATCTTTGTCATTATCGTCTCCCGTCTTGTTGTAAGTCTATTTGAAATGTACCAAATCTCCAGTTTTGACTAGCTCCTGTATTTTCAATTTTAATACTAGCATACCTACCTCTTGCTCTTGTATCTTCTTTTGTTGTTGAAGATGTAATTGTAAAAGGACTATATGTGCTATTAGCACTTGTAGAAGATGGAAAATCTTTTATTCCAATTGTTACGTTTGCATTACCTTGTAAGGTTTTAAAGTCAGGTACAAATCTTCTCATTGCTAAAAATATTTCTGGTTGATCTTGTTGTAAAGCAATATCATAAGATTGAATAAAAGATGTTAATGCTGTGGTACTACCATCAGGATTAATTTGATCTGTTCCTGTATCATGTTGAAAGTAAACTGTTTGACCTAAACCAGACTCACCTACAATACTTGGAAAAGTTCCTGTAGCACTTGAATTAAATTGTGTAGCGTATGGTTTTGGATAAACTACAGAGTCAATCCAAGTTGTTCTAATTGAATTAATGTTTTGACCTGTATACCAATTACCCATAGGTACACCTTTAGATTCACCATAATTAAATACCACATATCTATCATTAAACGTAGATCCTTGTGTTGGATAATACCAAACAACTTCTGTATATAAATTATTTATTCCTGCTGTAACTTGTTGACCTTTGGTAGTATCAAAATCATCAAATACATAATCTTCTACACTACAAGGCAAGTTATTAACTGTACCATCAAATGCAAAGAAACCATTATTACCAATCCAATAAGCAACACCATCTATCTCTACAGCTGCGTTTTGTCCTATTAGTCCACAGTTTGTACCTACTTGTTCAAAACCAAATGTAAATGGAGATCCAATAAACCTCATTGTATACAATGCGTTATCAGTCCATATTAAAATATTTTCTTTTGCAACTAATGCACCCATAATTTTTGTACCATCTTGTAATCTTTGTGTACCTGCAGTGTTAGTTGTGCCCGGTGCATAAGTATTAATTTGTTCTTGGTTAGAAAATCTTATAAACATATCATCTTGTGTTGTTGGATCACCAATAGTTGTTTCTGTACCAAGATGAATTAAGTGACGTGTTGTTGGTGATATCAAAGTTAATCTTGATGCAGTTGGATTTCCTACATCTCCACTAATAGCTGTTACAAAATTTGTAGTTAGTGTTGATGCTCGTGTTGTAAATTTAGCTGCAATATCAGAATTCCAAGTAAACGTTTTACCATTTGCAGCTGTTGCGACCAATACTTGACCAAAATTACTTAATGACCAAAGACCTGGTTCAAGACTTACAGTTGATGCTACAACAGCATCACCCCAGTTACCCCAGTCTGTTGCATCTTGAACTGTTGTGTTAGTAGAGTGCGCTTGACCATTTGACGTGCCAGCAGTTGCTGTTCCTTTTGCACCTCTAGTAATTCCTAAAAAGTTTGTAGCGTTTGTAGATGTATAAGTAATTAATTCTGCATTTGGAATTGTACCGACAGCTATTGTTCCTGAAGATGAAAAACCTGTTGTACTATCTACTGTAACTGCTGTACCTGATCCACCTGTACCTGCCGTGTCAGCATTTAATGATCCATCTAATTCTGTGCTTTGCGATCCTGTAACATTTCCACCATAGTTTCCAATACCAAAACCATAACCATAAGATTGTGCAGATGGCCCTACAGTTTCATATGGGTTAACAGTACAAGAACTTCCTGATGTTAAATCAGAACCACCTCCATTAGCTTCTGCAGATGGTGATGTAACTGTAAATGTTGTAGAACTTGGAACTGTTATTACTTGACAAAGTTTATCCTCAAACGTTGAAGCAGCAATGCTAGAACCTGTTGGCATTGTTACTGAATCTAATTCTACAATGTCACCTATTTCTAAATCGTGATTAGTTGAAGTTGTAATTGTAACAGCAGTTCCTCTTGTTGTGCTTGTAGTTATTGTTGAACCTGTAAACTGAGTTTGTGCTCCAGCGTTATTGCTTCTGTAAGGTGTAATATCAAATAAAGCTCCTTCAAAATAAATTAATAAAAATTTATCCGTTCCAATAGCAACATATCTATTCCCATCAAGATCAACGAAAGCATGTTGTTTTCTAGCTACACCTACAATAGTGTCTGTTAGTAAAGAAGTCCAACCACCTACCTTTTCTGGTAAGCCATATCTAAATCTTATATTATCAGAATCTACCCATCTACCAGATGCTCCAACAGCAGTATCTTGTTTGTCGATTCCAGGTAAAAATTTTATGGAAGTCAGAGCCATGGTCCGTGCTCCTTATGCCGTGTTCGTCTTAAATGCCCAACCTCTTGTTGAATCAACATAAACCAATGTAACTGCTTGACCAGCAGTGTTTAATGTTAAATTTGAAGTTCCTGAATTAATTGGTTGACCATTTCTGTCTACTGTTACATTATTAGAATTAAATGTTCCTCTAGTATCAATAATGGTTACTTCATCTCCAACTGCGGGAGAAGCAGGTAAATCAATTTCTATTGGGTTGGCTGTTGTATTTGCAAATATTTGCGCACCAGCGACTGCTGCATACGGAGTATTAGCATCGGTTATAGTTGCATAACCTTTTTCTAAAATAGTCATAACTGTTTCTGTACCATTTGATCTACAAAGAACAGTTGCACCTGGTGGTATTTGAGTTGTAGTTCCACTAGCTGTTAATACTCCAAGTGTTCTATTTGATGTGCCTCTAACAGTGTCATCTTTCATAACCCATACTCTAGTAACACCAGAACCACTAGGCATAGTGATTGTTCTATTTCCACCTAAAGTTCCATGTAATCTTAAATATGCATTTTTACCGTTTGATGTTGCACCATCTGTTAATAATAAAGTAACACTACCTGAAGCTAGATCAATATCCTCTACTCCAGATGATCCTTGTTCCAAGATTTGTAAATTTGTATTAGTTATTCCACCCCATTGACCAGCTTTCTCACCTGTTGTGATTATTTCTAGTTTAAGGTCTGATGAAAATGTTGATGCCATATTAATTTGTATCTATTGGTGTCCAGACCATTGTTACGCCTGGTATTATCTCACTCCATGTTATCGCAGCTACTTCTCCTGTATCTAAAGCAAGTTCTACTTTAGTTGGATCTATATTTGCGTCAGCAGTTATTGTAACACTTCCTGTAGCCAAGGTCAATTGGTTTACGGCAGGTGTAATATCCACACTTGTGGTAGCTTCAGCTGTTCCTGTATTTAAAATAACCTGACTACCTGTAGCAGTTAAATTAGCATCTGCTGTAATTGTTATTTGTCCAAGACCAAGAGTTAATCTATTTGGATCAGGTACCTCTGTAATAGAGTCTGCTGAAATAGCAGGATTACCTATACCTATTGTAAGCTGATTACCGGTTACATTTACTTGTACGTCACCGGCTGTTTGTGCTGTAGCAAACGGTAATGCTGATATTGCGTCAAATCCTAAACTCATAAATTTCCTTAAAAGGAGACAGGGGGTATGTGGTGGTGCCCTGCCTCCATCTAAGGATTATATCATCGTTTAAACCAAGAAGGAAGACCTAAATGTGGACGCTTGTCAAACATATTATCTTTAGCTCCTGGTGTCTTACGATTGTTATAATGAAGAAAAACTTGTACGCATTCTTTACCTTTGAATTTTTCTCTCCAATGTTCTAGCTCACAGCCAGAATAAACCAGCATATCTCCTGGTTTTAAATCTACTTTTATGCCTTTAGCTTTGCTCTCCACAGTAATATCTTTACCATTTGGTATACCTACATTCTCATTTGGACTTAAATATATTGGCCAATCATCACCCCCTAGATTCATAGTCGTAGATATCTCACAACTAAATCTATCTTTGTGTCTTTTTAATTCATCGCCTTTTTTATATATCCTTGCATAAGTATATGCTGGATATAATTTTAAACCTGTTACCTTTTCCATTTCTGGTTGACATTTAAGCATTAAAGTTTCCATAGCTATATTAGAATACTGACTATAAGTTTCTGGTATCTGTTCATCTTTACCTTCGTAGTGACCTATGATATTTTCAAATGGTGAAAAGTATCTTGCTTGTCTGCAAGTATCATAAACTTGTTTTTGCATTAAAAAATAATTTGCAATAAATGCAGCTAAGTCTTTTGATATTGCTTGACGAATAACTGTATACTTTTTCTTTTTAAACGACATAATTTAAATTTATCACACTTCTAAATTTTTTATTAGTTGTGTTAGTTCCTTTATGTTTTAAGTTAGAGTCAAAAACTACCAACCTATTTTTTTTAGAATTAATTTTTTTGTTATTTTCAAATAAAGTATATCCATTATTAGTGTTTAAATAAAATATAGCAGTTAGACAATTAGGTACATCAATATGAAAGTGTCCTTCACTTAATTTTTCAGAATATGGGTTTAAATTTATTTTTGCTCGTATTAAATATTTAAATCTTAATTTTTTAAGTAAATCATTAATTACATAATAAAAAGAAGATTGAGAAACTTCTAAATTGTAAAACATATGGCAAAACTGATATTGTGTTAAATCGCTTTTATAGTTTTTAATTGGTTCTTTAGCATCATACCAAAACCAAGGAAATTGATTATCTACATTAAATATATAATTATATAATTTATTAAATTCTTCTTTACTTAAAAAATTATCTTTTACTTTAAACATCTTTAGCCATTTCTTTTGGCACAGCAGTTATATTCCAATGTATAAATCTAAATGGTTCTATACCAAAGTCTACTGCATACTCGTGTTCTAAAAACCCTGGAAATATAATCAATGTACCTGGTTTAGGTTTAAAATGAATTAACTCTGAACCTGGCCATATACCTTTTTGATTTGATTTCATTTTTAATTTAGTAGCTCTTGCCCCGGTTCTCGGTTCGTGAAAGATTGGGTATGATGTTTTATCACTGCATTTTAAAAAATAAAATCCTGATACGTGTTGATTCCAATGTATATGTGCGGAATGATGTCCACCACCTTTTTTAGCAAACTCTTGTACCCATAGCTCACTAAACATAGTTGTATATTGTGACATATCATAACCTTGATGATCTAAATACTCCCAAGATTTTTGACCAATATAATTTCTAAAATCTAGAAAGTCATTGTCAGCTGTTAGTGGTGTTGAATGATATGATCTTCCAAAGTCTCCAAACTTTTTTATATGTGCTTTAGCTTCTGGAAAATTTCTAGCAGCTTTAATATACTTGTTAGATGCTTTTGTTAATGATTTTACAAACTCTGGTTTTTGTTCTGACCAAATAGTTGTATTAAAATAGTTACTTATAAACATTATTTAAAAGGCCTTCCTAAATGCCAAACAACAAGACTATATCTTGTGCCAGCGGTTACTGGTTTAACTCTATGCCACACAAATGAAGGAAATACAATAATAGAACCTTTTGGTAATATCTCTTTACATTGTATTCTATGCTTCGATTCATCTCGCATATGTGGATCGTAGTTTCTAAAATCAAATTCTAGTTCTCCACCACTATATTCTGAACCATCTGTTAACTGACAAGTCATAGATAGTTTTCGAATTCTACCGTGTTCAGGATGATTAACATCGTCTCGTTGATATGGTTTATCCCAACTATCACAATGCCAATCGTAATATTGATTTAACTTATATTTTGTAAATTGACAAGATTCACTTCTTTCCCAATCAAAGTTCCAACCTGCATTTCTATTTGCTTCGTGTACATATGGATGTAATTCTTTATATATCCAAGTATCATTAAGCCATACTAAATCTGATTTTCTTTTTCTTTGTAAATTCTTAACTTCTTCTTTATTTAATTTTTTCTTATCATTATAACCACCAGTTAAAGCCATAACTTCTTTTTGTTCGTTAGCATAAGCTATAACATCATCACAGAATCTAGGTGTAAGAACACCACTAAAATACCAATAATAATTAGATATATTCATACGTTATAGTTTGTACAAAATTTAAACTATCTTTTTGATTATTGGTTAGATAATACATATTAGTTGATGGAAACATTATAAATCTATTGTCTAATAGTGGTATGTCCCAAGATCTACCTTTACGTCTGTTATCTTCAAAATGTATTCGAACTATACAATCTTTAACTTTAACACCATATAATAATGTAAAGTCTGGTGAGTTACGTAAATCTACTGAATCAATATTTAATAATGGAATTGTAGTTTCTGCAGGTTTATAAATATTTCCCCACGTATCTTTGTTAATTAAATTTATACCATATTCAAGATTAACGTAATCTCGCATATATGTATTCAACATATCCCAAGTTCTTGAGAATGGAAATTCTTTGTTTTGAATTTGTGATTGTAAGATATCGCCTGATAATTTATCTCGGTCAATGTCCCAATCTTTAGGCATTGCTACATCACCATAATATAATGCTTGTTCGCTTAATACTTTCTTTTGCATACCACCACCATTTTTAATTTATGCTTTGCTGTCTGTCAAGTCCCAAGATTGATTAGCTTCATTCCAGACGTAGTGCCAAAAATGAGTGTCAGCTTCATTTTGTGCAGTTTGTTCAGCTGTCAATGCTGGAGCATCGCCGATTGGTGATTGCCAATTTGCAGTTGTAGTATTTTTTACCCAAGATGCATATGGTTTTTTAGGCCAGAAGATTTGATCATCTTCATCCCAAGTATAACCTATACCTGCATAGTTTCCTCTGAATGCTTTTGAGTTATCACCAGAATTATGTGTATTACCTGATGTGTTGTAAGAAGTTTGAATCCACATTGCTGCAGGCCAGTTGTTGTGTAATTCTAAATATTGTTGACCTACTGATTCATCTTCAACACCATCAGCATTTAACATATCTTTGTTATCAAGTGTTAACACTTGAATAACTTTACTGTTAGCTCCTAATTTTGCAAAATGTGCCATAATGTTTCTCCTTATATATTAATTTTA